TGCAATGAGGCCAAGGCCAATCCGTCGAAGGAGAATGTGTTCCGGCAATTGCACCTGAACCAGTGGACGGAAGGCGCGGCCGTGTTCATCAGCCAGGAGAAGTGGAAGGCCTGCATCGGGGCCAGACCCTCCGAGGATGAACTGGTGGCGTCACCCTGTTACATGGGCCTCGACTTGTCCAGCGTGTCGGACATCACGGCCATCACGCTGGCGTTCCACCTTCCCAACGGCAAGGTGTGGCTGGAACCCTTCGGCTTTGTGCCGCGTGAAACCATCCGCATGCGTGAACGCAGGAGCCTGGCGCGGTATGACGCGTACGCCAGGGACGGTTTTCTGGAAGTCACGGACGGGGAGGTAATCGATTTCAGCAGAGTGAAAGCGAAGATATTCGAACTGGCCGAGACGTATTCCATCCGGGAAGTGACCGTGGACCGCTGGAACGCGGCGCAACTGGCGCAGGAACTCCAGGAGGCCGGGCTGGATGTGGTCGGGTTCGGCCAAGGCTTCTATTCGATGTCACCCGCCACCAAGCTCTGGGAGGCGTCCGTCCTGTCCAAACGCATCCAGCACGGGGATCATCCCGTGCTGAACTGGTGCGTGTCCAATTGCGTGGTGGAGAAGGACCCGGCCGGGAACATCAAGCTTTCCAAGGCCAAGTCCACCGAGCGGATCGACATGGCCGTGGCGGCCGTGATGGCACTGGCACGCCTGGATTTCCATGAGGCGGCCAACGATTCGAACTATTCAAGTCTTACGGTTATTTAAGAATCCCCACCTAATTATTAAAACCGAAAAAAATCCGCCTCCCCCCTTGAACCTATTGGTTCGCTCATGCGTACAATTAGGTATACAAAGGACGGATGGAGGTTAAGGAAATGTTCAAGATGACCAGCAGCGACGGGTTTACGGTGACCGGGCTGAACATTGAAGGGGTTCGCAAGACCCTTGCTTACGACGGGATCACCGGGGTGTACCTGACCACCCGGGTCCTCAGCAACGGTCCCAAGGTTTTCGGTGGTTGGACGGTTGTGGCGATGTGAACCAATGGTTGGTTCATGCGTATGATTGAGGGGAAGGAAAGTAGGAGGGTAAGGAAATGATGAACTTCATGTTTGGGGTGGCGGTTCTGGTTGGCGGGCAGATGGGAGTTCCGCCGAGCGTTGAGCGCCAGGTTTATTCCTACGAGGAATACATTGCGCGAAGCCGGTCATCAACCGCCGCAAAAGGCGGGCTGGAGTGCAACGACAGGATCTTGGGAGGTTTCTCCTACAGCGTTGACCTTGCGATAATCGGCAGGCTCCCTGGCGGTGACAGTGCTCTTATGACCACCGAGTCCGTCACCCGGGGTGCTCCCAAGAAACTATATTTCCTGAAAAAACCAACCGGGTTGAATCTCCCGGAAAAGGGATCACTTCCACCCCAAACCGTCTTCTACAAGACGGGTGACACCGCCAAGATCCGGGGTGTCGAGTGCGAGGTGATCGAGATGGTGGTCGGTCCGTCTTGGGACAACATCGCCATCATGGCGGCGTCAAGGACGCCAAAGCCAATGGATGTTCTTGGCGGAGCCGAGGGAAAAGTTGTCAGCTCCAATGTTGTGGGTTTCCTGGCTGACAACGCGGCCACGGAGATTCACCGCAGAAAACTGGAAAACCTCTTGGACTACGAGCGGAAAAGGCTTGAGTCCAAGCGCCAAGAAGCTGCCGAATTCGCGGCTAACAAGGCGGAGACAGCCAAGAAGCTGAAAGCCGAGGCCGAGGTTGCCAACCGGATACCAGGCGCAAAGGCGGCACTGGACAAGCTGGTGTCCGACATGGGCAAGTCGGTCACCAACTACAAGCGGATCAATTCCAAGATGGATGATGACTGGTACATCCAGATCGACTTCACCAAAAAGGCAATCGCCAGGCACATCGAAAAGCTGGAGCAGGCGAAAGCCGGCTGGAGTAAGATGGGTATGGACCAGCAAACAATCACGGAAATGACCAAGAAAGCCAACGATGCCATCGCCTTGGGCAAGGCAACGCTGGCGAAAGGAAGTGCCAAGTGAACCTCATCACCACCGCCGAGGCGGCCGAACGTCTCAAGGTGTCTCAGGTCCTGGTCCAGCGGTGGATCAGGACCGGCAAGCTTCCGGCCACGCGGGTCAACGCCAGGATGTGGCTGATCAACCCGGATGACCTCAAGGTGATGGCCAAACGGGACAGGAAACGGGGACCGAAGAAGCGTGACGCCTGACAGTGCCGCCATGCCGGTATCTTGTCCGGCATGGCACCACTCCTCCAATCAGCCCAAAGCTGGATAGCCGGCCTTTTCCGCAGGTCCCACCCCAAGGGATCCGCTTGGAAAACGGTCGGCTACAACCTTTCTGACCCCGGATCCGCGTCCCTATTTGGCCATGCCGGGGGAATCTCCCCCCATGAAGCCGTCACGATCTCGGCCGTTCACTGCTGTATCAGCCTAATTTCCAACACCATCGCCAGCCTTCCCTTGTTCCTGTACCGGTCATCCGGGGAAGGTCGGGCCAAGGCCACCGATCACCCGTTGTACGATCTCCTCCACGCCTTCCCCAACACCGAGATCGGGGCGGTGGATTTCCGCACTACCCTGATGAACGATGCGCTGTTGTACGGATCAGGGTTTGCCGAAATCGAACGCTATTCCAACGGCTCCGTCCGCGCTCTGTGGTGGCTCCCGGCGCAGTATGTCACCGCCGAGCGGGACGCTGATGGCGCCATCTGGTACACCTACGCCGCCGGGACCGAGGAGCAGACTCACCTCCCGGCCCGCAATGTCATCCACGTCCGCACCGGTCCCCTGGACGAGAACGGCATCATGGCCGTGTCCATCCTGAGCCGAGCGGCATCCAGCCTGGGCCTGACGCTGAGCGCCGAAACGGTGGCGCAGGCGATGATGGACCAAGGCATCAAGTCGGCGGGAGTGTTACAACATCCCGGCCGCCTGACGGCGGAGGCGGTGGAAAGGCTGCGGGCGGACTTCACCCGCGTCCATTCCGGCGTGGAGAATGCTGGACGCGTGATAGTGTTGGAAAACGGCATGACCTTCAACCCGGTCCAGACCAACGCCACGGATGCCCAGTTCCTCGAACAACGCCAGTTCGCCGTGCGGGAAGTGGCCAGGTGGTTCAATTGTCCGCTGTCCAAGCTGAAGGCGATTGATTCCCCCGGGTTCAAGACGATCGACTCGGAACAACAGCAATTCCTCACCGATTGCCTGCAACCGATCCTGGTGCGGATCGAACAGGAATTGATGCTCAAGTGCTTGTCCACCATGGAGCGCAGGACGCACAAGATTGAGCACGACTTGAACGGTTTGCTGCGCGCCAACATCGAGCGCCGGGTGCAGGCGATGGCGGTGGCCCGCAACTGGGGCTGGCTGTCGGCCAATGATTGCCGGCGTTTGGAAGGCCTCGATCCCATCGGGCCGGAAGGCGATCAGTACCTGCAACCGCTCAACATGCAACCGCTTGGCAAGGGTGTGGGCTCCCGCGCTCCAGCGGGACAGATGCCAGTTACGGATTCCTCGTCCGATGTCGATGTGTCGGAAGTGGACACCGACAACGAAGGCCAGCAGCTTGTCGATATGTCGCAGGCTCCGGTTGGACTTGGCCAGCAGGACCAGCAGCAACCGCAGCAGGATGTGCAGGCGGCCGCGCTCAACGGCGCCCAGGTCACGGCGCTGGTTGATCTGGCGCTCAAGGTGGCGGGTGGCTTGTTGCCGAAGCCTGCGGCCATTGCCATCGCCAAGGCTGCTTTCCCGTTGGTCAGTGATGCGACCATCGCCGCGATCTTTGGGAACATCAAGGAATTGACACCGGAGGAACTCGCGGCCGGCAACGCGGCGGCTTCCGGCAAGGCACCCCCGGCACCGGCGGCCGATACACCCGAACCCACCACCCTATCGGGAGGCTCCGGTGCCGGGGCCAAGTGAGGCAACCATGATCGAGCGCAGACTGTCCAAGCTTTCCGGCGTTGACACCGAGGGGAAAACCCTGCGGGGATTGGCCGCCGTCTACAACTCCGACAGCGAGGACCTCGGCGGGTTCATCGAGCGGATCGCACCCGGGGCATTCAAGCGTTCGCTGGATTCCTCGCAGGATGTGCGTGGCTTCTGGAACCACGACAGCCGGCTCCTCCTTGGCCGGCGCTCCAATGGCACCCTGCGCCTGAACGACACCGACCAGGGCTTGGCGGTGGAGATCGACCTGCCGGATACCGGGTTCGCCAGGGATCTGGCGGAACTGGTCCGCCGTGGGGACTGCGACCAGATGTCTTTCGGGTTCACCCTGCCGGAACGGAACTCCGAGGCATGGGAACCGCATGAGTCCAACCCGCGTTTGCGCCGGCGGACGATCAACGATCTGGTGCTCCATGAGGTGTCGGCCGTCTCGATGCCGGCGTATCCCGAGACCACGCTGGCCGTCCGCTCCATGCGGGACCACCAGCAGCGCATGGACCGTGACAAGCTGGCGCTCCTGGAACTGCTTCACAGGGTGACAGTGCGGGCCGGTCGGTAGACTGCCACGCATTAGTTCCCTTAACCGGAGGTTTTTTCGATGGAAGTTAGGGAAAGGCTACAGGCGCTTTTGTCTGTGGTTGAAACAAGAGAACTCACCCCAGAGGAGAGACTTGAGATGGACGAGCTGAAAGCCGGACTGAGTGATGTGACCGAGCGCGTCGGCGCCCTGGAGGCCGAAGTCGGCGAAGTGGCCGACGAGGTTTCCATCGCCGAGGACGCCGCCGTTGCCGCCGAGGACGCCGTCGAGATGGCGGAAGCCCGCAGCGCGGCTCCCGTGGAGACCCCGAAGGTGGCTCCCCAGTCCACCCGGATGGTGAAACCCGGCGCTCCCAAGTTCGTTCGCGACCTGAACGACAACGCCGCCATGGCTCGTCGTGATCTGGCCTTGCGCGGTTGGTTCCTCCAGCCCGCCGGACTGGCGACGGACAGCATGGTGAAGGCCGCCCG